AGTAGGGGCAACAGTTTTTCCAGAAGCATCAGAAGCATTACCTTTTCCATTTAGACCAGGTAATTTTGCCCTCTTTGCTTTCTTTTCAGCTGCGACACCAGGATCAGAAGGAGCATCAGGAGAAACAACCGCAGGTCCCATATCTTCAGTTTCGCCACCTGGAGTCCCACCGGAAATTTTATCTTCCTTCTGGGCAGGGGCGGCACCTTTCATAGGAGCTCTGGGATCACCTTTCGTATCCAAAGCTTCGTCTAGGTCAGACTCGTCCCCAAATACGTCTGCGGCAATCTGCTCTAGTTCTGTGTTAATATCTGTCATTTGGAGTACTCCCTTTGTTTTCCAATATATAAGTTATTTATAATATTCACAATTTTGACATGAAATCTTCAAAAATTTCTACTGCTTTCTCTTGTCGAGCTTGCGCTCGTTGGTGTTTCATGTCCAGTTCTTTTTTATATGCTGCGATATCCATCTCCTTAACCGCACCATTATCCCATACCCACTCCTTGCCTTCCATAATTCCTTCTACGAAAGCATTAGGTGCGGATGGATCTGCGACTATATCTGCAGCAGTTGCCAGATAAAAGTCATCTTTGACGAAATTTATTCCTCGCCGCGGTTCCAAGGAACCCATACCTCGGGACGAAACTCCAAGCTTGGCACCTTCGTCTATGAGATTCTTTACTATCTTTCCATAAGGAGTATCCATAATTTTTGCTTCACCAATGAAATTATTTCCATCAGGATGCAACGATGTAATCATATGGGATACTCTTTCAAGATTTACTGTAGGACCGTCAGGATGGCCGAGTTCACCGAATGCCCTGTTCTTCTGAATGTATTCTTTATTATACCTAGCTACTTCTTTCTCCAAAATAGGGAGAGGATATATTCTACCATTCCTATTTTTAACCTCGGCTTGTAAAAATGGACCACGTATTTTATAATTTTTCTTTCCTGTGGTCTCATCATCTTCAAAAAGATATTCAATATCTTCAATAGATTCAGATATAAGTTTCATTTATTTTTCCTCTACTTCAGCAGGATCTCCTGTGATTCCCGTGTCATGCCCAGGTGAAACTTCAGGCGGCTGAAATGAATTCTGTGCTATAGTTGTTTTATAATTTGCAACTTGTGCTTCTCTACGAGCTAAAATAGCAGCATCAAATGCCTTTTCCGCAGCTGCAAAATCACCGGCGCCTATTTTATTAATCATACGTTTAATGTTTTTGGCCATTATAAGTTTCCTCTAATATTTATAAAATTTAAAAGTCTGGACTAGTATATTCTTGATCTGGAGAAGATTGAAATTCATCTCCACCCGGAACATCTCCACCATTCGGGCCCATGCCCATGCCGGGTTGCATACCCATCATACCCGTTGGTTCACCAGGTTCTGCACCAGCCTCAGGACCCATGACTCCTTTCTTCTTTTCGTCCTCAATTTGTTTATCAATTGCTTCAATTTCTGTATCAGATTGCTTAAGAATATAACGTCGGACATATTCCACTGAATAGTAAGTACCCACAAATTCGTTGACTGCATTAAGAGTATCTATTCTCTCTTTCATTAACTCCATATCTTTGAGTTCAAAGAAATGATTATCATCCTGAAAATCATAAATGAGATATTCTTTAATCTTTTCCCAATCTTCAGTTGTAATAATACCTTTTAGTAACAACTGAGTTTTAAGCAAGTCTTGAAAGAGCTCTGAAAATTTCTTACGGAGACGTTGAACAAACTTTCCAAACTTAATTTCATCTCTCGTTATTTCTGTAGAACGACCCAGATTAAAACCACCCTCTGATTCTAAACGTGAGATAGGAATGTTTAGTGACTTGTAAAGTTTCTTTTGAAAATACTTTACATCTTCTAATTCACCTAGATTCTGTCCACCACCAAGAGTTGTGATCTCTGTTCCTCGTCCACCCTCTCGTCTAGGTAACCAGAAATCTTCCAACATAGACATCTGATTTCTGTCATCTTTAACTTCTCCCGTAGCTGAATCATACACTAACTTGTTACGATAACGAGTCATCACATCTTTAAGATACGCTTCTGCTTTCGGCTTGGGGAGATTACCAACGTCGATATAAAAGATACGTCTTTCTGGAGCCCGAGCAATACGATAGATCACTATCGAATCTTCAATCATTCTCAACTGGTTAGTAGGTTTGATTGCTTTCTGTAAATGTCCATATACTTGATTGGTTGTTGGATTGTAAATACCAGACGTTACATATACAATTGCATCCGGAGAAATTCTAAGACCCTCACCCTGATTGCCACTGCTACCTGTACCAAAAACTGGATATACTCCTGCTTCATTATATAAAAACCATTCTTTTACATCTTTAACTAAAGTAGGACTCGCTGGACTAGGTCTAGTTTTATCTATCTCTCGAACTTTTTTAATAAATTTAGGATCTATATAACGAACTTCTGTTATGCCCTTTCGTTTTGAATTTTCATCTATTAGTTTATGATAATAAATGCGACCATCTACATACCAACGTCTAAAAATATCGTGCCCTTTCTTTTTCCATTGCAAAAGTGTAAGAACTTCATCAAACTGTTCTGTCATTTTTTTCTTAATGTTCATGGAAAGGGGAACCCAATCCAAATTCAACTTCACAGATATTTCAAGTTCATCAGCCGTAACGGCTTCATTCATTATATCTTCGATAGCTTGATCACATTCAGGATTTTCAGCTGTCGTCCTGTATTTACGAATTAAGTCAAACTCATTGCGAGCTGCCTTATCATAAGAAAGATACTGTCCGAAAAAACCAGCACCGCCAGCAATATCTAGTGTACCTTCCTCATCTGAAGGGGCGACAAAGGACTTAGCCTTTGTCGCTTCCTTCTTCTTCTTTACTTCATATCCAAATAATTCTGCCATAGTATAACTATTTATGTCACTTCCAGCTGCAACATTTTATCACTTTTTAAATTATTAACTGGTACCCAAACTACCACCTTCTCCCAAAGAACTAGCTGTTCTGCCACTGGATGATACACCTCCACCTGCAGCAGTCATATAGTTAAATCTGAAAGTACAAGTAAACTCTTCCAATGTATCATTCGTATCAAATGCAAGATCAATCGCATCTAATGTTGTTGGCCACGCATCATATAGAGTATAAGTTCTGATTGTACGATCATTTCTATCCATCTGAGAAACTGATACCTGACGGTATGCAGCTGAACCTTGTGCAGCTGAAGTAGTAGAACTACCAATATCTTGCAAGTCATTCATCCAAGCTTCTAGTGTACTGCGAATACGATAACTCCTATCGTTCATAACCGTTACAGCCCACGGATCATATGTACGATCTCCCGGAACATATACCAACCGTCCACGAAAAGGAATCGTCAGTTCACCGATATTCATAGCCGGTATTTGTGCAGAACGACATAGAAACTCAAAGTCACTACCTAATGCAGCAAAAGTTACCTTAAATTGATTAGGTCGAGCGCCGCCGCCTTGCAAAGAATTAACAAAACTATTTACATTTGCCATCTTGTTTTATCTCCTTTTATTAATTAAGCCCGACCAACCACTTCATCAAACGCCACACCAGTTCTGGTTGCAATGAATGTCAAAGTGATAAAGTTAATCGAACGAGCAGGCTTGACATAGATATCAGCTCTAAATTCATTGTTGTCAATGACCTGACCTGTGTTATTTGTTGTATCACAAACCACTAAGAAGTCTGTAATACCACGACGAGCTTGTACATCTCGCAGATATGGATCTACCATTGATTTAAAACTATCTCTGGTAAACTCATCATTAAACTCAAAGAGAACTGAACGAGCCGCAGCTGCACAAGCCTCCTCAATAGTGATGAACAATCGACGTACATTAATCCTACTAAAGGCACTGTTACGAGCCAACGCTGTCTTGTCACCCCATAGGACTGTACCTTCACCTGGGAATGTAACAACCGGATTAATACGAGCACGATAGAGAGTATCACGTTCTGTCTGTGTTGGATTAAAAGCCAATTCTATTGAACTTCGGATTTGACCTCTTGTCAACCCACCAGGACTCCACCATGGATCTTCAATAGCATCTGTTGCCGCACAACAGCCCGCAATATCACCATTGAGTGGTACCCAACGGAACACATCGTTGAACTTATCATACTGCTTTTTATAACCGCTATCAAACACCGCATAAGATGTACTCGCCAACGCTTCAAAATATACTTTTACAGCATCTGCTTGAGCATTACCTACTGCTTTATTTACAACCGCATCTTTGTACGGTGATATAAAAACTACACTATCTTTACGAGCATTTACTATATCGATAAGATGAGTTGGTACTACTGTGCTAGTTGCACTGTCAACTGATGCAGGTCCAGTCATCAACAAATTAATATCAACTTGATCTGGATCTTTAAAGTAATCATAACCCAACTGACGTTGACCATTTGTAACCGTACTACCGTCTGCACCATTCGCCAACGATTCTCCTCCTGGACTTGCAGACGTGGTTGCATATTTAGATGTAGAACTAACATTTGTACCCCAAGCCGTACCACTTCCAACTCCCGGATGATCCATCCAATAGACATACTGTGAATTATTATAAACAACATCTGGATAATAATTTGCATTACCTTCATCTGTTAATGCATCTGCAGCCTTTGATACCGCATCATAAGTTTCAAGTATTGTACCCAAAAGTCCTGTGATTTCACCATCTTCATCTACAACAATAACGTGCAATTCATCAAACCCGTAAGGTGTTCCAGCACCCGCTGCAGTCACTCGATCAGTAACAAACTGTGAAGTTCCTGGAGCCTTATCAAACTGCTCAAAGTATTCCCACCATAGACTTACT